AAAGACACTGTAGAGTACGACAAGAAGAAGTGCCGTATCTCTAAGATAAAAGACAAGCAAGCTGGTTTGATACGCTCATGGCGTAGAAACTACGGAGACCTAGAGGCAGAATAATGGCTTGGAGCTACGAAGAAACTGATTTATCTACTACTACTGAAACAGGGCGGCTGAACGCTGTTCGTCTTCTCATAGGAGATACAGACGAAAATGATCAGCTTGTACAGGATGAAGAAGTTCTCTTTTCCCTAGCTCAAAACAATGACAACATTTATTTTGCTGGTTCTTGGGCGGCTAACATCATAGCTGCTAAGTTTGCTCGTAAAGTTAACACAAAACTAGATGGAGCCTTGTCAGCTAACTACAGCGACTTGGCTAAACAGTACAAGGCTCTGTCTGACGACCTTCGTGAGCAAGGTCAGAAATACTCAATGAATTCCACTAGCCTACGTGCTGGTGGTATCTCTAACACTGCTATTGACGCAGCACAAGCTCTTACAGACCGCCCCTCTGCCTCATTCTCTAAGGGTCAGTTTGACAACCCACCTAATGACACACAGTACATTCGGGATTATGACTAATGGCCTTCAGAGCATACGACCTCTTAAAACTCGTCGAAGAGCATGGAGAGACGCTTACTCTGCGTAAGCCGACTTACAGTACATACAATCCTGAAACAAGTCAGATTGACGGAACAACTATCGTTGACTACTCTGTGACTGCTTACTTTTATACTTATACTCTAGGGGTACGTGATCCAGATAATATCAACAGAGGAGTAAGAAAATGTCTTATTTCTGCACTTGGTCTGTCTGTGTCTCCTGATACAGAAGATGAGATTATAGGTAATGGGAACACTGTACATATAACAAATGTTCTAACTATGTTCTCTGGGGGGCAAGCTGTTTGTTATATCTGTGATGTGAGTGAATAATGGCTAAATCATTACAGATTCAAATACAGCCTAGTTTGAAGAACAAACTGAAGCAGTTTGAAGAGATGGCTGAAAGTGCTGTGAAACAGAAGCTGGAAGACCTTGCCATTTATGCTACTAGCATCTCTACGCCAAGTGTTGACACAGGTGCATATATAACGTCTTTTTCTTTTAATGTTGGTAGAGGTAGACCAAGAGGTAAAAGCTCTCTGAATAGACCAAGGACAGGTTCCAAACCAGATTTTGCGTTTAAGGAGCAGAAGAGAGAAGAAGGGTTAGCTTTACTACAGCAAGATATTGCGAAAATAAAAGACTTAAAGCAAGTTGATAAGATAGAGCTTAGGAATGGCGCACCACATGCTGACTATGTCGAAAGTGGTAATGGTAAATCAAGAGGTCATGCAATCTTTGCTAAGATAAAGAGTGAGTTCAGATGAGCAGTATCTACAAAGACATAAGACGTGCGCTTGAGTACGAGTTGTCGCAAATATCAGGCATTCCAGACATTGCCTACGAGAATATATCGTTTGATCCGACAACAGGAACTTCATGGGTTAGACCAACGTTTATACCGACTTCAAGACGACCAGCGGTAAGAGGAACTAGCCCCCAACAACTCTACTTAGGTGTATTTAGAGTTGATTGCTTCGTTCGTGAGGGCATCGGTCCTCACCACGGTGATAATTTAGCCAACGACATAATTGAGGCTTTTGAAGCGACTACAGACATTACGTTTAATAATAAGCGTATTTCTATAGATTATGTCGAAAGGGAGGAAGGTCGTTTATCCTCTCCTTGGTACTTCATCCCAGTCAACATCGGCTGGTACATCTATAATTAGGAGAAACTAAATGGCTTTCGCACAAGGCTCTCGCTCCAGACTGGGCTTCAAGACCGAAACAACTTTCGGCACTACCCCTTCTGGTAACTTTGAACCGCTACCATTCTCTACACACTCTTTGAACCTTACTAAGGATCGTGTAGCTGGTACGGACATTAACTCACACCGTATGCCTACAGTTGACCGTCACGGTAACAAATCTGTAGCAGGTGACATCGTAGCTGACTTACGTCACGCAGAATACGACGAACTAATCCAAGCCGCACTTATGTCAGACAATGACTTCGCTACAGGCTTCACTGCAGGGGACGGTTCTACAACTGTCACTAACGCAGCTATTCTTGGTACAACACCTACATACTTCTCTATTGAAGACTATGCAGCAGACATCGACCAAGCTCGCTTGTTTACTGGTATGACTGTGAACACTATGGCAGTCTCTATGGCACCAAACGCAATGGTTACAGCAACCTTTGGTATGATTGGTAAAGACATGACTATCGGTGCTACAGAAAAGACACTGAATGCAGGTGCTGGTAATGAACCATTTGATGCTTACTCAGGGGACATCAAACTAGGTAACGTAGGCTCTCTAGGTTCAGCTCTGACATTGATCACAGCTATGGACTTTACGCTGACTAACAGCTTTGCACCAACATTTGTTATTGGTGAAGATACCGCTCCTGACCTAGAGTTCGGTACAGCAGCTCTAGAAGGTACTGTATCTGCATACTTTGAGGATGCCGTATTGATCAACCGCTTCTTAAATGAAACAGAGTCATCTCTTGAGGTGTCTGTAGGAGACGGCACTAACACCCTAACCTTCACACTACCCCGTATCAAGATCAACTCTGCTGACGTAGGTGTAGACGGCCCAACATCTCGTATTGTAAATCTATCGTTTACAGCTCTACGTGATGATAGCGACCTTAGCTCATCTACAACTGATACAAACACCTTGATTAAGATTAAGAAATCAGGTGCATAGGAATCCCTAGCTAGGGCGAGGGGAGTGGTTGTCGGGTGCTGCTCCCCTCATTAAATTACCCGACAAACCCCGAAGGAGACTCGACATGGACCTAATGGACCTAAAACCTAAATCAGATGTAGTAGAAGTTATACTATTACATCCTACATCAATGGAACCTCTTTTGAATGACGATGGTTCTGAGATGTCTATTACTGTAGCAGCTCAACATGCTAAGGCATATCGTTCTGCAGTACACGAACAACAAGATCGTCGCATCAAGGCGCTGCAGAAGAAATCTAGTGTCAACTACGGCTCTGCAGACTTAGAGAAAGATTCTATTGATCTCTTGGTAAAGATAACGACAGAATGGGACATTACCTACGGTGGCGAAAAGCCTAAGTTGTCCGCAGGTAAAGCTAAAGAAATATATACCGAAGTTTTCTGGATTCGTTCTCAGATTGAGGAGGCTTTGAACAACTCTCTGGATTTTATGAAGGCTTAGTATCAGATTTGTGTGAGTGGGCAGAACATCAGTTTAAGCTCAATAAAACAGACAAAGATGGTATTAGCCAAAGAGAACACTTGGAACAAGTACAAAAGCAGACTGGACGCAGCATTGAAGAATTGGAATCACCTACGCAGTTTCCCTCACTTCTTTCTCACGTTTGGTCTACTTTTTGTGCATTAAGCAACACCCGTACAGTAGGGTTTAGCGGCCCGAATGCTATATCTTACTACGAAATAAAGGCTTGGATAGATTTGACGGATACACCAATTAAATCTTGGGAAGTTGAAGCAATAAAACGGCTGGATTCCGTTTATCTAGGGGTGGCTCATGGCTGACGTAAAAATTACAGTAGACAGTAGTGACTTACAGTTACTCAATGATTGGTTAAATAAAACTGATCAGAAAGTAAAAGTCCTAACTAAATCTGCTGAAAATAACTTCCAGACGTTCAAGAAACAGCGCGGAGAACTAGAACAAGTTCGTCGCTCTCTTGACCCTTTATACGCTGCAGCAAGAGACTTTGAGGCCAAGTTAGAAGTCCTAAACAGAGAACTGAAAAATAAAGCTCCTGCCGAATATGCGAGACGCTTAGAGCAGTTAAGAAAGCAAGCGTCTAGAGCAGGTGTTCAGCTTGACAAGTTCAACCGTGTTGTCGGTATGACAAACAAAGGAACTCGCCGCAATGAACTTGCGATGCAACAAGCGGGTTACCAGTTTCAAGACTTTATTGTTCAGGTGCAGTCTGGTACTAGCCCACTTATTGCATTTTCTCAACAGGGTTCACAGTTAGCTGGTTTCTTTGCGGGGCCTTGGGGTGCCGCGATTGGTCTAGGTATTGCTGCTGTCGGGGGCTTAGGGACAGCCTTTCTAACCACCAGAGACGAGGCACAAGACTTTGGAGAGGCTCTTGATGATGCGGTAAGCTCCGTAGATGACCTTGTTTCTGTTTTTGATGATGCCTCGACCTCTGAGTCTTTTCTTAAGTTTGGTAATCTTAAGGATACGTTTGAAGATTTAGCTGGATTATCTAAGATAGTAGCAGAAAATACCTCACGCATTAAACTAAGTGAAGCTGCGGCAGGTTTACAAGGAGAGTATGGTAAGACTGGTTTCCTTGGGTTTCTGGGAAGTGGGTTTAGTGGTATAAATGAAATACTCAGAGCAAATCCTGACCCGAGTGGATCTGTTTTTCGTGGTTTCAGCCCTCAGCTTTCTGATCGCATCAAAATTGCAAGAGAACGTATGGGTTCCAGAGACCTTTCAGGTGATCTTGGTGGAGCTTTAAGCCCTAATCAATTAAATGCATTTTTCACAGGGTTTAATCAATTTTCTCGCGGTGAAGATGCAGATATTGTATCTTTAAATAATCAGCTGATTTTGTTTTTACAGACTGTTCA